CCTAAGCTTTTAGGTATGCTAGATGCTCTTAGAAAAGAGTATGGCTTTCCTATAGTTATAAATTCATCATATAGATCTCCAGACCACCCAATTGAAGCTGCTAAAGAAAAGCCAGGTGAGCATGCGCATGGCGCCGCTGTAGATATTAAATGTGCTGGTGGTGAAGCCACATACTTATTAGTTGCTGCTGCGATTAAATGTGGTTTTAAAAGAATAGGTATATCAAGAAAAAGTAATTTTGTACACGTTGGCATTGGTTATCCCGGAGCGCCTGATACAACTATTTGGACATATTAAAATAAATTCAATGAAATTAATTAGAAAGATAAGCATTGGCCAAGATTATAAGAATGAGGCAATGCACTACTCCGTAGGTCAAGAGGTTTACGGAGGTCACAAAATATGTGACATATTAGAAGAAGACGGTAATTACAAGATCTATATTCAAAAAGACGGAGCCCAGCTGCCTTGGAAACATTTCAATGCGAATATGGCCGTATCAATAGAATATAACTTAGACTACTAAATGAAATCACTATACAATTATATTATATCAACAACCAATCGATACGATAATAAAGTGTCTATCGATAACAAAGAACTTATACTAAATACAGAAATAACCGAACGCGATTATAAGTTTGTAAATAGAATTGGGACTGTAGTTAATGTTCCTATTAATATAAGCACCCCTATAAAACAAGGCGATGAAGTTATTATACATCACAATGTATTTAGAAGATGGTTTGACGTAAGAGGAGTTGAAAGAAACTCTGGTAGCTATATAGACGAAGATAAGTATATAGTTTCACCAGACCAGCTCTTTGCGTATAAGCAAAACGGTAAATGGCACTGTCCAAATATGTATTGTTTTGTAGAACCATTAGAAAACGAAGACATATGGAGCACCGAGAGTGAACAAAAACTTTTAGGTAAGCTTACATATACAAATGACTATTTGGAGTCCTTAGGGTTGTCCTATGGCAGTATAGTAGGGTTTACTCCAGATTCAGAATACGAATTTAACATAGATGATAAAAAATTATATAGAATTTTATCAACAGACATAACTATCAACTATGGACATAAAAAAGAAGAGAGGACTTATTCTTAAAGCCGCTGAAAATTCAATAAATGAATTAATAAAGGTTATGAATAAGAAAATGGATCCAGATGAGCTAGATCCTGAAAAAGTTAAAATATCTGCTTCGGCATATAGATTAGCAATGGAAGACGCTATCACAATGCTAGATAGGGTTGAAGAATTGTCTAACATAAAAGAAGAGGGAGAAAAAGAAAAAAGAGAATTTTTTGGTGTGGAGGGCCGCGCTAAATAGTGTACAAGCAAATGCTATACACAACAACTGCAGATCACTTAGATTTAAAACACGTTAAAAAAGCTAACAAAGCAAAGTCTTTTGAATATGGCTATAACGAAGATATCGACTGTGTTGTTATAAGTAAAACCGGTACTATAGGCGAAATATACGAAATCCAAGGGTTGCGTATTGCGTTGCCTCCAGTGCCAGACGAAGTAGCTGGTCAAGAATTGAATAAAGAAGACCAAGTGTTTATAAAAACACCAAAGCCGTCTTCACTAAATAAAATTAAAACAATATATGATTTCAAAATACTTCCGGACGATTTTAAAGAGCAGTACTACGATTATATCGATAATGAGTTTAGTCGTAGGTCTGACGGGTATTGGTTCATGTGCAACGGGACCCCGTGTTACATTACAGGGTCACACTATATCTACCTTAACTGGACAAAAATCGACGTGGGCTCACCAGATTTTAGACAGGCAAATAAAATATTCTACTATTTCTGGGAGGCGTGCAAGGCTGATTCAAGAAGTTATGGCATGTGCTACCTCAAGAACAGACGGTCTGGTTTTTCATTCATGGGAAGTTCAGAGGTTGTTCACCAAGCTACAGTCTCCAGAGATTCCAGATTTGGAATTTTATCGAAGTCTGGAGGAGACGCGAAGAAGATGTTCACAGATAAGGTTGTACCAATATCTGCTAACTACCCGTTCTTCTTCAAACCAATCCAAGACGGTATGGAGAGGCCCAAGACGGAATTATCGTATAAGACACCATCAAGAAGACTCACTAGAAATACCCTCAACGAGGCTTCCGAGGAGACTCAAAAAGGTTTGGACACAACAATCGACTGGAAGAACACAGGGGACAACTCGTATGATGGGGAGAAACTCAAATTACTCATCCATGACGAATCGGGTAAATGGGAGAAACCGGACAACATCCTCAATAACTGGAGGGTCACGAAAACGTGTCTTAGACTTGGAGCAAAGATAGTAGGTAAGTGTATGATGGGTTCAACATCCAACGCTTTAGATAAAGGCGGGGATAACTTTAAAAAACTATATTATGACTCAGACGTTACAAAGCGAAATCGCAATGGGCAGACTGCTAGTGGACTATACGCTTTGTTCGTACCTATGGAATGGAACTACGAAGGGTTCATTGATAAGTATGGATACCCTGTATTTGATACTCCAGAAAACCCGGTCGAAGGGGTCGATGGCGAACTTATCAGCTATGGAGTTATCGAGCATTGGGAGAATGAAGCAGATGGACTTAAGGGGAACAATGATGGAATTAATGAATTTTACAGACAATTTCCAAGATACGAAAAGCATGCATTTAGAGATGAAATAGAAAAGTCTTTATTCAATCTAAATAAAATATACGAACAAATTGATTTCAATGAAGAAATGGTTATGCAGGGTTATGTAACCCGCGGATCATTTAGTTGGAAAAACGGAGTGAAAGATTCTGAAGTAGAATTTCACCCAAATAAAACTGGTAGATTTAAGTTGTCTTGGATACCACCGGTCAGCATGCAAAACAATATAATTGTTAAGAACGGAATTAAATATCCAGGTAATCAAAATTTGGGTGCTTTTGGCTGTGATAGTTATGATATATCCGGAACAACTGATGGCAGTGGTTCGAACGGGGCTTTGCATGGATTAACAACATTTAGTATGTTATCTGAAGTTCCATCTAGCCAATTCTTTTTAGAATATGTGGCTAGGCCTCAAACCGCTGAAATATTTTTTGAAGATGTTCTTATGGCAATGATATTTTACGGAATGCCAATATTAGCAGAAAACAATAAACCTAGATTATTATATCATATTAAAAGAAGAGGTTATAGAGGTTATTCAATGAATAGGCCTGACAAATCTCGTAATAAGCTTTCTGTAACTGAAAAAGAATTAGGTGGTATACCCAACTCTTCGGAAGATATAAGACAAGCTCATGCAGCGGCAATTGAAAGTTATATTGAAAACCATGTTGGCACCAAAGAAGATGGTGCTTGTGGGAGAATGTACTTTCAAAGAACGCTTGAGGATTGGGCTAAATTTGATATTAATAAAAGAACTAAGTTTGATGCATCTATAAGTTCTGGACTTGCTATTATGGCTTGTCAAAGACACTTATACGCATCTAAGAGCACACGTGAAATTAAAAAAATAGATTTTGGGTTTTCAAAATATAATAACGCAGGATCAAATAGTAAAATAATACAATAGAAAATGGCAGAAGCTACAGGACAAGTTACCCAATTTCCCAGCCAATCGGTTGACGACGCTACGAAGAGTAGCAAAGCATACGGAATGGAAGTGGCGCGAGGTATCCAAAACGAATGGTTTAGAAAAAACTCTGGATCGGGTAGGTTCACTCAGAATCAACGTGAATTTCACAAATTAAGATTATATGCTAGAGGAGAACAATCTGTTCAAAAATATAAAGATGAATTTTCAATTAATGGAGATTTATCATATCTTAATTTAGATTGGAAACCAGTACCAATTATTCCTAAGTTTGTGGATATTGTAGTAAATGGAATGCAAGATCGTTTGTTTGAAATAAAAGCTTTTGCTCAAGACCCAGAGTCTTTAGAAAAAAGAACAGCTTTTGTTGAAAACCTTTTATTTGAAATGCAAAGTCAAGCATTTTTAGATGGTATAGAGGAAAATTTAGGTGTTAATGTTCGTAGCATAGACAAAGATAATTTGCCTTCTAACGAAGAAGAACTAGAACTTTATATGCAGATTGGATATAAACAATCTATTGAAATAGCTCACGAACAAGCTATTAATAATATTTTACTAAAAAATAACCACAAGGAGCTAAAAAAGAGATTAGACTACGATCAGGTTGTTTTAGGTATTTCTGCGGCTAAACACAGTTTTAATAATACAGATGGGGTAAAATTAGATTATGTTGATCCAGCTAATTTAGTTTATTCATATACAGAAGACCCTAATTTTCAAGATGTTTATTATTTTGGTGAAGTTAAGCAAATTAAAAGCAACGAGCTTAAAAAGCAATTTCCGGGCTTGTCTGACGAGGAGTTTAATGATGCTATAAAAAAATCAAGTAATTATAATAACTACGATTACACTAATAATGATTACAATGACTCTTCGGATTCCAATTCATTGACTGTATTATATTTTAATTGGAAAACTTGGGAAAAAAGTGTATATAAAATAAAAGAAACATCAACAGGTGCTAATAAAGCTATTAAAAAAGACGATACTTTTAACCCACCTAAAGATCAAAGATCAAGATTTGAAAGAGTAGCACAATCAAGAGAGGTTGTATATGAAGGTGTAATGGTTTTAGGTGCAAATAAACTACTTAAATGGGAGAAAGCGTCTAACATGGTTAGGCCCGACTCTAACGCTAACCAAGTTATGATGAACTATGTTGTTAGCGCCCCTAGGATGTATAAGGGTAAAATCGAAAGCTTAGTTAGCCGAATGGTTACATATGCTGATCTTATACAGCTTACACACTTAAAATTACAACAAACAATACAAAGAATGACACCTTCTGGTGTTTATTTAGATGCTGATGGATTAGCTGAAATTGATTTAGGTAATGGAACTAATTATAATCCACAAGAAGCGCTTAATATGTACTTCCAAACAGGTTCTGTTATAGGAAGATCCATGACTGTTGACGGGGAAATGAACCCAGGAAAGGTTCCAATACAAGAATTACCTGGTGGTGGCGGTCAACAAACGCAGCTTTTAATACAGGCGTATAATTATTATTTACAAATGATACGCGATGTCACTGGACTAAACGAAGCTAGAGACGGTAGTGATCCAGATCCTTACGCTTTAGTAGGTGTCCAAAAACTTGCGGCGGCAAATTCAAACACAGCTACTAGGCATATATTACATAGTTCTTTATATTTGTCTACAAAATTAGCAGAAGCAATTTCAATAAGAATTAAAGATATTTTAGAGTTTCACCCACAAAGAGAAGCATTAATAATGGGTATTGGTCGCTTTTCAGTTGGAGCTTTAGCGGAGCTGGAAAATTTGTATTTGCATGATTTTGGTATATTTCTAGAGCTTGATCCTGATGAAGATGAAAAACAACTTGTTGAAAATAATATACAAGTTGCTTTATCAAGAGATCAAATTCACCTTGAAGATGTGATTGATATTAGACAAGTTAAAAATGTAAAATTAGCTAATCAATTATTAAAATACAGAAGAGCAAAAAAAGAAGCGGCAGATCAATTAAAAGCAGAAAGAAATATTGCTGCTCAGTCTGAAGCTAACGGTAGAGCTGCTCAAGCCGCTGAATTAGCTAAAGCACAAGCTGAAAGTATAAAAGCTGAATCTAAAGGAAAATTAGCTTCATTACAAAATCAACTAGATGTTAAAAAATTGCAAATGGAAGCAATTACTAAGAAAGATTTAATGCAGTTTGAATTTGATTTAAACGTGAAGCTAAAAGAAATGGAACTTGATGCTAAAAAAGAAATCGACTTGCAAAAACCACCGTCTAACCCAGAACCAAAAAAAGGTTTCGAGTCAAGCGGCAATGACGTTTTAGGTGGTATTGATCTAAGTAGATTTGAACCACGCTAAAAATTATTAACTATTATATATTATTAAATTATGAGTGAATGGAAAATTAAAGGTGTTGTAGACAGTGAAGAAACTAAATCAGCACAAGAACAAGAACAAGCTGTGCTTGATAAAGCTGTTGAAAAAGGTGATATTGCGCCAGAAGCAGCAGGACAAGAAACAGATGATGTGCCTAAAATTAACTTAGACGAATTAAACAAAACAGAAGATGCCGTTCAAGAGCGAAAAACAGAGGAGGTTTCTGTGGAAAATGAAACCGGAAATAGCGAAGAAGTGGTCGAAGAAGTACGGGAGCAAAGCGAAACCGAAGAAACTAAAGACCAAAACTCGCCGCTCGAGCTTATCACTGAAGAGGAGGCTGAGGAAATAAAAGCAGAAAAACCTAAAGTTGATGAAAACGCGGCTAAGGTTAATGAACCCCCTCGACAACCACAAGTTGAATTACCAGAAAACGTTGATAAACTTTTAACGTTTATGGAAGAAACCGGTGGCACCCTAGAGGACTATGTTAATTTAAATCGTGATATTTCAGCCTATGATGACGGTCAAGTATTACGTGAATATTATAAACAAGCAAAACCTTGGGATGGGCAAGAAATCGACGAGTACATGGAAGATAACTTTTCATTCGACGAAGATGACGATCCAAGAGAGATACGCTCAAAGAAAAGAGCGTTTAAAGAAGAATTATTTAATGCAAGAAAGTTCTTAGAAGGAAACAAAGAGAAATATTATGCTGATCTCAAGTTGAGAAAGCAACAAGATATTCCTAAGGAGTACCAAGAGGCTTTTGAGTATTATAATGAATATCAACAGAGTGTTGAATTGAATAAACAACAAACTGAAACTTTTTTACAAAAAACAGATAATGTGTTTGGTGAAACTTTTAAAGGGTTTGACTTTCAAGTTGGAAGCAATAAATACCGTTATAAAGTTAATAATGTTGCAGATACAAAAACGCAGCAGTCAAACATTAATAATTTTGTTTCAAAGTTTATAGGTGATGATGGACAAATTAGTGACGCTAAGGGATACCATAAAGCTTTATTTGCAGCAACAAATGCTGACAAACTAGCAGAACATTTTTATGAGCAAGGCCGTGCCGATGCTCTTCGCACATCCGCTAAGGAGGCTAAAAATATTAATATGGATCCTAGAAAAGAAGGCGTTATTAAAACCAGCACCGGACAAAAGTTTAAAGTTGTTACAGGAGATTCAAGCTCTAAACTGAGAATGAAACTAAGAAAATAACTTAAAAATTTATTACAATGGCACTAACAGGCATTGAAAACTTACAACCCTCACAAACTAAAGGGGTTTTATTTCAAAACAATTACATTACAGACTTTGATTTTACAAAGCAATTTTTACCTGATGTATACGAAAAAGAAGCTGAGATTTACGGAAACCGTTCTATCTCTTCTTTCTTACGTATGGTATCAGCTGAAATGCCATCTACATCTGACGAAATTCGTTGGGTAGAACAAGGGCGTTTACACACGCGTTATGATAACGTAGGCGTGTCTGGGAATGATTTCACTGTTACTTTACCATCTGGCCAAGCAAAAGCAGCTGTTCGCGCAGGGCAAACTATCATGGCTCAAGGGTTAGACACCAACAACGCAGCTGTAGGTGATGTTATAAAAGGTGTGGTTACATCTGTACACGCCACAAATAACACTTTTACCGCTGTTTGTTATAGCGCTGCTAACTGGGGAACTGTAGCATCTGCAGATCATGCAACCTTAGTTGTATATGGATCAGAATTTGCTAAAGGTTCTGCTGGAATGGCTGGATCATTAGATGCAGACTACAGCTCTTATACAAACAAACCAATCATTTTAAAAGACAACTATCAAATCAACGGATCTGATACAGCTCAGATTGGATGGATTGAAGTTACTTCTGAAAACGGAGCTTCTGGTTACTTATGGTACCTAAAGTCTGAGCACGAAACTCGCTTACGCTTTGAGGACTACTTAGAAATGTCTATGGTTGAAGCCGTAAAATCCGCTGGTGGATCTGGGGCAACTGGAGCAGGCTATTCAGGATCTGAAGGTTTCTTTGCAGCTTTAGAAGCTCGTGGTAATGTGTATGATGGATTAACAGCAGACTTATCAGCTTCAGGTAATCCTTTAACAGGATTTGACACTATATTAAAGCAACTAGATAAGAATGGGGCTATTGAAGAAAACATGATTTATAGCAATAGAGCTTTATCTTTAGCTATTGATGATTCTTTAGCAGCTAAAAATTCTTATGGAACTGGAGGTACTTCTTACGGGGTATTTAACAATTCTGAAGACATGGCTTTAAACTTAGGGTTTAGTGGTTTCCGTAGAGGATCTTATGACTTCTATAAAACTGATTGGAAATACTTAAACGATTTCGCTACACGTGGTGGATTCGCTGATATTGAAGGAGCTATTATTCCTGCAGGTACGTCTACTGTGTATGACCAAGACCTTGGTAAAAATATCAAGCGTCCATTCTTGCACGTACGTTACCGTTCGTCTGAAACAGATGATAGAAAAATGAAAACTTGGATCACTGGATCTGTTGGAGGAGCTTATACTTCTGACGTTGACGAAATGCGAGTTAATTTCTTATCTGAAAGATGTTTAATTACACAAGGAGCTAATAACTTCGTGTTGTTGAAATAATCAATTAACATAGCCCCTGCTTCGGCGGGGGTTATTTTATCTTATTAAATTATATTATGAAAAATTGGGAAATAAAAGATAGAACCTATATTCTTAAAAATAATAAAAAACCACTAACTTATAAAGTTAAAAGTTCTGGTTTAATTTATTTTGACGAAAAAACAGGTATTAATAAAGAAATTAGATACGCCACGAATCAGAAGTCTTTGTTTGTGGATGAACAAGACGAGCATGCTAGATTAGAGCATGTTATATTTGAGGATGGAGCCTTACATGTTAACCGCAAGCTACCTTTATTGCAGCAGTTACTTTCAGTATACCATCCTGATGCAAATAAAGTGTTTGAAGAACTAGACTCTACTCAAGAGGCTATTGATGATATTGATATTATTGAAATGGAGCTTGAAGCTTTAAAACTTGTTCAAGAATTAGATATTGAACACTTAGAAGCTATACTTAGAACCGAGCTTGGTTCGGAAATAACTAAGATGTCTTCAAAAGAGATTAAGCGTGACTGTTATTTGTTTGCTAGAAACGAGCCAAAACTATTTATAGAGATTGCTAATGACGAAGACATTAAGCTTCGTAATTTAGCTAACCGATGCGTAGAAGCTGGTATAGTTAAGCTAACAGATGATAACACGGTATTTAAATGGGCTACTAATAGTAAAAAAATTATGACAGTACCATTTGATGAACATCCATATGCAGCGTTTGCACGATTCTTAAAAACAGATGAAGGTGTAGACGTTATGAAAGCTATTGAAAAGAAACTTTCATAAAACACTAGGTTATGATTATTCGTTTAGTCATAACCAACTAATAAATAAATAAAACTAATGGTAAGCATAGACAACGTTTATAAAACAGTATTAAACATACTGAATAAAGAAAATAGAGGTTACATAGTACCAAGAGAGTTTAATACTCTAGCTACACAAGCTCAGAATGAAATTTTTGAGGGTTACTTTTCTTTTAGAAACTATGTTGTTTCTAATGATTCTGATTATTCAGACATAAAGAAAAACGTAGAAGAGAAGATAGCTTTATTTGAGAACGAGGAAACAATAAGTGCGGGTACTGATTTCACCAACGCGGAAGGTAATACGACTTCTAGTTATTATGCTTACCCCGGTAATTTTTATAGGCTAGGCTCTGTAGCGGCAAATGCTATACACGTTGAAGAAATATCTAATAAAGATCTTTTATATGTTAATAGAGCACCGTTGACAAAGCCTACTATAAATAATCCAGTATATGTAAGACACGAAGGCGGAGTTGTGATTCACCCAACCACAGGTATATCTAGTATTGATATTAGTTACGTTAGAAAACCAGCAACACCTAATTGGATTGGTGGTACTGCGGGCGGGCAAATAGTGGCTAATCCAACTGCTTCAGGTTATCAAAACTTTGAGCTGCATGCTTCTGAAGAGCACGAATTAGTGATTAAGATATTAGCTTATGCTGGAGTAATTATAAGAGCTGCCGATATAACCCAAGTAGCGGCACAAAAAGATCAACAAATAACTCAATCTGAACGATAATGGCAGAATCAAGAAAAATATATACTAATCAAGCATATTTTGCAGACTTTGAAAATGACGCAGCTAATACACCCGCAGATTTTAAAGGCTTAGGTTATTACCGCAGAACAAGTTTAGAAGATGTTATAAACAATTTTATTGTAGCATATATAGGTGAAGACAAAGCATTAGCTAAAGTACCAAGATATGAAGTTGATTTCTGGGCCCAGCGTGGCTTACAAGAGTTTAGCTATGATATATTGCATTCTGAAAAAAGCATTGAAATAGAGCTTAATGATGCTCTAACATTTCCGCTTCCACAAGATTATGTTAATATTACAAGTTTATCTATAGTTGATGCTGATGGTCGTAAGCACGCTTTACTTCCACAAAGAAAAACAAATAATCCAAAAGCTATATTACAGGATTCAGATTTTACTTTTTTGTATGATGTAAATGGTGAGCTACAACAAGCGGCAGAATCAACAACAACAGATAGATTTCAAACAAGCACTAATTTGTCTGGAACAGTTCAAGATCATTACAAAACAAATTATAATGATGATGACTACCCATATTTTAATAAAAGATATGGAAGTAACCCAGAAGATATGAATACTAGCGGTACTTATTTTATAGACTATGCTGATGGTATCATATATTTTGATGGTAGCTTTGGGAGCAGAGATAGCAATATAATTGTTTTAGACTACATTTCTGACGGCTTAGCTGAGAACGGAGACTTATCTAAGGTTTTTATACCAAAGCTCGCTGAAGACGCTCTATACGCTTATATACTTTATAACTTAAGTAAAGTAAGACCAGCAAGTGCACAGCTTGTTCCATTGTATAAAAAAGAAGCAAGCGCTAAAATGCGTAATACAAAAATAAGATTAACAAATTATAGCTCTAAAAATTTAGCTCAAGTATTAAGAGGTAAAGCAAAATGGATTAAGCATTAAATATATACTTTTTATGATATTTATGCAATATATATTATATAAATATAATATATATTCAGCAATACAGCTTTTTAATCACAAATAAATCAAATGGCAGAAAGTAAAAGAACATTCCAGTCGGCTAAAATGGATAAAGACATTGACGACAGAATATTACCAGCAGGAACATATAGAGACGCATTAAATGTTAGTGTAGATTTTTCGGAAGATGCGAACGTAGGTGCTTTGGAAAACCTTAAAGGTAATGAGCTTTTAGCTAATCAAAATATTTTAGGATTAAGTGCGGCTACAAATCCTAACGCAAAAGTTATCGGCAGCTATGCGCACCCAGAAGAAAATAAAATATATTATTTTGTTACTGGCGATAGAACAGATGGTATATTTGAATATGATACTGATGAAAATGCAAATCCTAAAGTTAGAACTATAATAGTAGATTCTTTAACAGAAGCTCCAGAAATAACTCAACTCTTTAGTTTTGAAGATGCAGGAGCAACCGTTTCTATAGCTCAATCTGGAATAATTTCAGTAGCAAGCACCAGTGGCACCCCTCAAGTTATTACTCCAAATTTAACACCTAATAATACCGGTTCAGATATAAACGTAGAGGTACAAGTTAGAGCTCGAGTTCCAAGAGGATATGCTAATTATAACGAATTTGTACAAGGACCTGTAACAGGTTCTCAGCCTTCTATTACAGCACCAAGCCCGACTACTGTATCTAGTCAGTTTATTGGTAACACAACAGCCACGTTA